CTATCCGGTCATTTTGCTTCTCCTTAGCTCAATGACGGATGACCCGGTTCCGGTGCTACTCCGGTGCAGTGCTCCCGGAGCCAGCAAATCGATCTCTTCGAGGATGTCGCCGAGAGCGGCGATCACGTTCGGATATTCGCCGACCGCATAGGTCTCGGTCTGTCCGGGAGCGCGGTGGCCCATATAGCCTGCGAGCTCCCACTGACCGACGCCGCGGTTGCGGACGAGGGTCGCGAGGCTGTGCCGCAGCACGTAGGGCATCCACTCGCGATCGGCTGGCATGCCCAGCGACTCGAGCATCGAAGACCAGGTGCGATGGACGTCCTTCACCGGGCGCCCGAAATAGCTGACCAGCCATCCCCGCCCGGCGCGCTCGGCGGGCTCCAGGGCCTCATAGGCGGTCAGCTCCACCGACAACCACTTCTCCAGGAGCGGCATCACCGGGACGACGGGGCGAAACTTCTTGGTCTGGGATCGACCGAGGGGATTGAGGTCGAGCGTGGTGGATCCCGGCCACCATTGCTTTCGGTGGGGCGCGATTGAGATATCGACGATCGCGTCGGGCCGGGCGAGCGTGCAGATCGACGCGACCAGGAACGGGCGCAGCGACGAGCGCTTGTCGCCTTCCTCGGCTGCATAAGCGGCGAAACGTGCCAGCACGTCGACTCCGGCGCGGATTCGCCGGGGCCGCGATACCCGCCGACGGGGGAGCGGCTTGAACTCCGGGCGTGCGTTCGATCGCCTCGTATCCGCCGCGTGGTTGAGGACGGCCGCGAGCTGGATAATCGATTCCTCGGTCGTCGCCGGCGCGCGGGGGCGCGACGTCGTGATGACGCCTTCGCCGTTCCGCCAGACGACCGGTTGCGCGCGCGACCAGGCGCGGAACGCCTCCGCGAAGGGTGTGGCCACCGCGATCGCGCAGCTCGTGTCGATGCCGAAGCGTGCCTCCGCGCCCTTCGCCGATTCGGCCTCGAGAAAGTCGAGCACGTGCTTCAGCCGCGCAACGATGCTGTCGGCCGAGCTGCGCTCATCGCCCTTTTCGAGGCGATAGTCGCTGATCGCGTCGGACAGCAGATAGGCGTCGGCGCGCGCGAAGGGCTGGCCACACGCGTGGCAATAGGCGGGCGCCTCGTCGCGATCGGCAAGGTATCGGCGATCAAGCGCCGTCACCCCCGCTTCAACTTCCGCTGTGCCCGTCGAAGCGCTGCGGGTGCGTCGGGCGGCGGGGTCGTACCAGAAGATGGCGAGGAACGGGCTGCGGAGCGATCCGTCGGCCTTGCGGTCCCAGGCGAGCCAGTATTTCCCCCGTCGATAGAGCGGAGCCTCGCGTCGCGACATCGTGATTGTTCCTTCAGATAGCTGGTCTTGGCGCGATGGATGATGTCGATCAGCCCGAGGCTGACAAGCAGGTCGAGGTCGGGGCCTTCGAGGCGCACCCCCTTGCCGTCCTGGGCTGCGCGGCTGAGTTTCTGGTCGAGGCGGACGATCGACGGCGCGTTCATGACTTCCCCTTGGCGCTGGGCGCGGTGAGCAGGCGCACGGCATCGCGGATGCCGAGGCGGTAAGCGGTGCGGGCGGCTGCCTCGAGCTGGTTGCCGCAGGTCGGGAAGCGGCGAACCACCTCGCGCAAGGCGAGGTGTTCGAGATCCTCGATCCTGCCGACGAGGGCGCTCCTTTCCGGGGAAGGCGGTTGCCCGCGGCTCATCGCGTCGCTTTCCGGGCATTCCACGCATCGGCGTGTTCGCGGCACAGATCCTTGCCCGGGGCCGGGCTGGTGCTGCATTCGGCGCAGATCGGCGCGTCGCAGGTGCCGCTCCTCTTTCCCGGCACCTTCCAGTCGCACAGGAGGGGCGCCTTCCGTCCGCACGTGCAGCGCAGGGCGCGGCGCGACGAACACACGATCGCGTGGCTTCCATCGGGGAGAGCGAGGTGCTGGCACGCCATCATGCCGTTCCCTTCGGCGGCGCCGGGAGCATGGGGAGCATGTCCGGCATAGTGCCGATGCGGTACGCCTCCGCGATCTGCGGTCGCATCCAGCTTCCGGCGGTCTCGCCGGTGGGCAGGACGATGTTGGCGAGGAACTCGTCCTCGAACAGGCTGATGCCGCTTTCGATCGCCTCGAGCTTGGCCTTGATGACGAGCGCCAGCGCGCGCCAGCGTTGGCGGACGGCCTGGTCCCATTCCTTGCTCGCCGCCTCGGCGGTCCGCTCGCCGCGCGAATGATGGGTAAAGCGGCGATCTTTCCTGTCGGGCATCGCGAGGGTGAACTGGACCTTCCGGCCGTTCATCCGGAAGCCGACGACTGCCGCTTCATCCTGCCATCCGTACAGGAACTGGTCGGCGCCGTAGCGGACCAGGGTGCGCTCGATCTCATCGCGGGAGGCGCTGGCGCTGACCGTGGTGCTGGCGGCGAATTGCGTCATCCGCGCTTTCCGAAAGACGCGCGAATATGGGCGCGCAGTTCGCGTGTCAGCGCGGCATTCCAGTGCGCATTGGACCAGTCGATCGGGCGCATTTCGCGCGGGCCGAAACGGCACTCGATGATGAAGGGACGCGGCCGGTTCAAGGTGAAGTGCCAGCCTGCCATTAGGTCGCCCAGCGTCGTGCCCTGGTCGGGAAGGGCGTAGCGGTCGAACGCGAAGATCAGCTCGGAGAATTTCCCCGATGCCCATTCGGACACCATCCGCTGGTAGGCATCGGGTACCGGGAGCGCGAGCGCGAACATCGTCAACGCCCCGTCCGCATCGACGCCGATCGCGTGCGGTATCTCGAACCCCTCGGGCTCGATCGTGCTGGTGAGCAGATCGTGATAGGCGGCGGGGAGATCGATCGGGGTCATGAGGTCGCTCCGCGCAGCACCGCCAACATGGCATCGTCGAATTGGGCGATGAGCGTGGGCGCTTCGATCTCGGCGCGATCGCAGGCTTTCCTGAGCATTGCCGCTGACATCCCGGCGAGCCGCGGATTGCCACCGGCCAGTACCCCGGCGTGGGCGAAGATCGTCAGGCCAATCATCTTCTCGGTCGCTATGCCGAGCGCGGTTACCTGTTCCGCAGGCGAGTAGACATGCTGGGCGATCGCCAAGCGGCGCCGGAGCACCTGGTCCATTTCTTCGCACATTACCTTGGCGAGTTCGCCCGCGCGCTCGAGGGAAATTTTTGGGTCGCTCACTCTGCAGCTTCCTGCATTGCGGCTGCCCCGCCACTCCGGGCCGGGTCCTGCGGCCCGAATTGCAGGATCGGATGCACCCAGTTGCCGGCGTCGCGATCGGTGCCGTCGAGGAGGTCGGCGGTCTGGTCGACGAAGACGCGGGCGAGGAACTGGGTTTGCTCGGCGCTTTTGCGCTTTGCCCAGGTCGCGACGGTGGCCCGATCGACGAAGGGGAGGGCGAGCTCGAGTCGGTGATCCTTCGAGAACAACGCGAAAAAGGGAGCGGTCGGCGTGAACGCCTCGAATTCGCGGAGCGAGGAAGGGCCGTGGATGCTGGTCTCGGCGGCCACCGCGTCGTGCAACGGGATGCGATAGCCGTCAGCGTTAAGCGAGCGCTCGAGCGGGATGCAGGCGAGCAAGGTCAGCGCTTCGTCCTTCTGCGCTTCGTCCAGCGCGCGATAGGCGCGGAATGCCGTCGCCAGGTCGCCCTCGGTAAAGCAGTCCCACTCGGCGAGCTCGAGCAGCGCGTTTTCGTACCGGCACATCGTCGTCGCCTCGATCAGCTCGCGCGCCTCGGGCGTGTCGCGATCGGGCGCGATCAGGGACTTCATGCCTATCGCGGCGCTGGCGGTGCGGGTGAGAACCATCCGGAGCTGCCCCCACACGAAATAGTCGCGGGCGACGGTGCCAGCGGCGTCGCCATCCTCGAGCAACTGCCCGCGCAGGATCGCGCGGCGGAGCGAGCGCAGCGACTGGACGCCGTCCTGGGTGAGGCCATAGCTGTCTTTCGCGCGGTGCTCGGCGATCGTGCGGGCGTGCCAGGGCTCGCCGATCGGCGCGGCGATCGCCTCACCATCGGACAAGATGCGATCGATCGAGAAGCTGTTGTGCGGCTGGCGACGTGCAGGGGGCTTCGACGCCGACTTGTCCGCTGCGGCGCGCGCCTTGTGGTCTTTCCACCAGTAACGGATCTCGGTCGCGCCGTCGTCATCGATGTCGATCGTCGCGAAGATATCGCCGGCGGGCAACGCGATCGGGCGGCTGTCCTCGATGCGTGCGATCTCCGCTTCGTTGGGGCCGTAGCGCGCGTCGATCTCCGCGAATGCGGGCTCCGATCCGGGCAGCGGCTCGCCATCGTCGCCGAGCAGATCGCGGGCGCAATCCTCTAGCTTTGCCTGTTCGGCGAGCAGCTGCTCGTGCCGGGCCACGTCTTCGGCTGACAGCGGCGACAATGGCGGCACGATCTGGAGCGACCGGTCGATCATGTTGAAGTCGTTCATCGGCGGCTCGGCGCCGAAACGCAGTTCGCGGCCGACGCGCGCGCGGATCCTGCGGCGCAGATCGTCGAGCTTGGCCGAGGCGAGGTCGCGCAGCAGCCCTTCGTCAGTGACGATGCCGCGATGCTCCTCCTCGTCCGCGAACATGTCGAGTTCGAAGCGCCCGCCCTCGGCACGATATGTCTCCTCGCCGACGAAATGGAGCAGGCGTGTCAGCTCGCGATCGCCGACCTTGAGCATCTGGCGCACGGTGGTCGCGGTGCGCAGGTGGCGCGGCTGTTCCTTGAACTTCAGGAAGACGTGGAGCTGGAGCTGCGCATCCTCAGTGGCGGCGAAGGCCTTGGCGCATTCCAGCGTGATCTCGTCCTCGGCATAGGCGCGGAAGATCGGCTCGGGCAGCATCCCGAGGCGAACGCCGCGGCGGACCCAGTCGATGTCCTGGCCCATGATGCCGGCGATCTCCTCGATCGAGGATCCCCGCTTTCGCGACCGGGCAAGCGCCGCATAGGTTTCGTAGGGGTAGAGGTCCCAGCGGATCGCGTTCTCCGCGGTCGACAGGGCGATCAGGTCGCCTTCGGTCTCCGCCTCGCGGACCATCGCGTCGATCGGATGGTCGCGGGGCAGCCTGCCCGCCTCGATCAGTGCCTTGAACGCGCGATAGCGGCGCTGGCCCGCGAAGACGCCGAACTTGTCCTTCCGGCCCTTCATCGGGTGGACGACGATCGGCATGATCTGGCCCTTGGCGGCCAGCGATGTTGCCATTGCCTCGATCGCGGATGGCGTGAGGGCGCGCTTGTCGGTGCGCGCGTTGAAGGGCGACAGGTCTAGTTGGTCGATGGTCAGCGCTCTATACGGCATCGTCGTTCTCCGGCTGGGCAAAGCTGGGGGAAGATGACGCGCCGGCGGGTGGTGCCGCCGGCGTGTCGGTTGCGGTTTCCGCGCGCAGGCGCTCTCCGATCAGGACCGCGCGATCCATCACCGCGACGGTGAGGCGCATCCGGTCTGCGAGCGACTCGGCCAGACCGCCTGCGCACGCGCTGTCGATCCAGCGGCCGAGCTCATCGAGCGTCGTCACCGAGTCCGGGATCTCCGGCAGCGCGCTCATGCGGCCACCTCATATTCCGCGATGTCGAAGGGGCTGTGCTCGATCGTCCAGCGGCACGCGCCGCGGCCGTCGGCGGGCCAGCCCGTGCGCAGCGAGCCGTTGGCCAGGCGCACGTTGACGCGCTTGCCCATGGCCTCGGCGGGGAGATGGCCCGGGTTGGGCTTCATCGCCGCTCGCCCAGTTGCGCGTCGATGTCCTGCAGGTCCTCGATCAAGCCCCGCAGGCCGGGGCGCGACAGGGTCGTCACCAGTCCCTCTGCGTGACAGTGCGCGTCGCGGATCGAGAGGATGATGCCGCCCAGCTCGGGCGTGTCCATCCACCCGAGCGTGAGCCCGGCCTCGAGCCGCTGCATTGCGTGGCTTCCGTCGGGTTGAAGGATCAGGGCCATTCCGTTGGTCAGGACGACGAGCGGGCCGGGCATCGGCGGGCGGCGGGTTGGCGGGGCCAGTTTCTCGGGTTCGATCACTGGTAATTCGCCATGATCAGGCGGAGGCTGGCGTTGCGCGCCCAGTTGCGCAGGAGCTGCACGCCCGCATCGGAGGTGCAGGTCGACGTAACGCCGGCGACCGTCAGGCGATTGGTTTCCCAGTTTGGCCGGTGCCTCGCCCCGTGTGCGGCGACGAGGTGCGCGATGATCGCGTCGGCGGGGGTGTCGGCGCGCTGCTGCTCGACGACATAGTCGTATGCCGCCTGGAGCTTCTGCCGCCTGGTGATGAGCCCGGGGTTCATTTCATACCCAGCGCGATGAGGTATGTTTCGAGGATCGCCTCGGCTTCGTCGCGGTGGTGCTTCTCCATTTTGCGGAGACGCATCACCTGGCGGATCATCTTGACGTCGAACCCCCGGCCCTTGGCCTCGGCCATCACGTCCTTGAGGTCGTCTGCGAGGCCCTTCTTCTCGTCCTCGAGGCGCTCGGCGCGCTCGATCAGGAGGCGAAGTTCGTCAGCAGCTACGGGTTCGGTCATCAAAAGCTCCGGAAAATGAGGGCGAGCGCGGGCGTGCCGCGCAGGGCGACGAACAGGACGCCGGCGACGAGGCCGAGCGCAGGGGCGCAGCCGCGCAGGGGGCCGCGATCGGCCGGGCCGGGGGGCGTGCAGCGGGTGCAGCGGCACCAGCTCGGGTGCGTGCGATCCAGGCGCGCGAGGATCAGCCGATCGGCGCGCCCCGGGGCGGCGGGGTGATAGCGCGGCGATTTGTGCCGGCGGGCGCGTTCGGCGCTCACGCTGCCGCGTCCTCGATGCCGTGGATCGGGCAGTCGTCGGCGCGCAGGGCGCAGCCCGTCTGCTCGGGCCCGCCCTGGCAGCTGCAGGCGAGGACATCGCCGGGTTCGTCGGAGCAGGATGAGCAGAGATCGGGGGCGACCCAGGAGCAGACTGGGACGCAGGCGTCCTCCTCGCTGCACGCACAGATGCGGCAGAGGCGCGGCGCCGGAAGATCGGGCGAGTTCTGGAGCGCAAACAACCAGCAGACGATGTCGGGATCGAACGGGAATGCCTCGCGCATCGCCAGCACGGTATTTGGCGTCATCGCCGGATAGGCGCCCTCCTCGATGCCGCGCAGCCATTCGACGCGGGCGCGGAGATCGACGTGCGGCTCGGTGGGCAGCAGGGCGGCGACATCTTCGATCGACAGACCGGCGGCGGTGCGGCGTTTGCGCAGATAGGTGCCGGGAGTCACAGCGCACCGGCCTTTTCGCCCGAGTCGAGGACGTGCGTGTGCCGCCGAAGCGATCGATCGCAATGGTCGTGCCGTCGCGGCCCTCGACCTTGGAGACCGCAATGCGCACGGGCGAGCCATCTGGCAGCGTGCCGCGCAGCATCATTGCGGCGCCGGATCGGCAAAGGCTCCAATTCTGAACGTGCATCGGGGTGACTCCTTCGGGCAGCAGAAAGCCGTTCCCGGCAGCGCGTTTGCTGCGGGACGGCGGGGGCGATTGACGGGGTGTGCCGACGGGCCGTCGGCTGGCTGGCGCCTGGCCGGTGCTTAGGGGGGCGCCTCCCGATCCGGGGTGATGTGCGGCAGGACGCGCTTGATCGCACCGTCCAGCTCGGCGATTTCCTTGAAGGCGGCAGCTCTGTCGGCGTGCGTGGCGCCGGGCAGGCCAGCGACGATCAGTGCGGCCCCGGCCTCGCCCGCTTCCTTCACGACGGCGATCGTGCAGCGGGCGAGCTCGATCTCGCTGGCGAAGCGGGTGGCGCGGCCTTGATCGAGCTGAAAGCCATAGGTTTCGAAGCAGGGCGCACCGGCGCCGCCATGTTCCTGGAACAGCAGATCGAGCTCGATCGCACAGGGAAGGGGCAGTTGCTCGACGCGGTCGGGATCGGCCCAGGCGCGCAGCGTGCCGGGCTGGCGATCGATGCGCTGTGCCATGGTGGCGAGGCCGCCGGGGATCTGGACGGCGATGCGCTGGAGCGCTTCCTCGATCGAGGCGGGGGCGCGGAGCTTGGTCATGCGACGGCTCCGAAATAAATCCGGCGCCGGCCCTCTAGGGGAGGCCGGCGCCGGTGCGTCCCGAGGGGCGGCGCGTCACGCGAACCGGAATGCGCGCGCGCCGACTCAACGGTGCCTGCGAAACGGGGTGCCGATTGAAGATTACACCCGGCACCCCGCCGGATACGCAGACAGGGCAGGCAGTGGGGCGGCCGCGCGCGGAAGACACAGGGGTACGCGCGGCGGTCTCGGCCCGCCTGCCAGGGGCCGAGTGGGGATGATGGATTGGGACCGCAGGGAGCGCGCATGGCTAAAGGCGCGCTCCCCTTGGCCGGAGCCGACGCAATCGAGCCGGAAACGTCGGTTCGGATGGGTGAGGGGCGCATTATCGATGCCCCCTGTTCGGATCGTGAACGACGACGCGATGCAGGCGCGCTCGTTCGGTCCGCTCGAAGTCAGCGACTTGTCGGCTAAGCTGCCGATTCGCCGCCATGGTGAGGCACTGGCCCGCAAATATCCCGGCGAGCATCGCAAGCTCGGTGATCGGGCTCATCGATCGAGCTCCCCGGCATGATCAGTCGCCGACTCGCGCGGGTAGAGATCGGGGCGGAGATCGTGGCGCGAGACGCCGGTTTCGGCTTCGGTCTTGAGGACGTGCTCGGCGGGAAGGGGGCGCTTCTTCTTGAGCCAGTCGTGGACCGTTTGCTGGGCAACCCCAATGAGGCGCGCGTACTTGCTCTGAGAACCTGCCACTCGGACAGCTCGTGCCAACGACGAGTCGGAATGATGTTCTACCGCCATGCCGGTTGCCTACCGCAAATGCGGTACATGGTCAACCGCAACTGCGGAATATGATGCTACCGGCTTTCCGGTAGGATATGCGTATGGAGGTCGGCCCGCGCATTGAAGCCAGAATCAGAGAGCTGGGTATTACTCAGTCTGAGCTGGCGCGCCGCGTCGAGGTTTCACAAACGACCATAAACAGCCTGATTCGCCGGCCGCGCAGATCCTCTCCTCATCTCCTGAAGATCGCCCGAGCCCTCGGCACGACGGCTGAATATCTCACGGGAGAAAGCGATGATCCCGACGCGGTCACCGCCGCTGCGCGAACGTTGAATTACGAGCAGCTCGAGCTGATCGATTGCTTTGACCGCCTTAGCCGAGCGGATCAGCAGGCACTCCTTCAGATCGCGCGCTCGATGGCTGGCCATGCATCTCCCCCGGCTCGCGTCCAAGCGCCGCCGGTGGGATTTCGTCCGGAGACGACGGGCGATCAAACGAAATAGGAGGGTATATGAGCGATCATACAGATGCAGAACTGACAGGAATGGCGATCAGTAATCTGGTTTCAGCGCTAACGGTTGCCCTGCTTCCAGTAGGTGGCAACTCGCAAGCAATCACCGCCTTTCTAAATACTTTCGCCACGATGAATGAGCAGCTGCCCCCGGGGCCGCTTCGGCAAAAGCTAGATCGATGCGTCGCGATGCATCGCGACATTTTGGCGCGGGTCCCATCCTGATCGCGGAGCATCTTTTCGGCCTAAAGGGGGCAAGGGCATGGGAATTTACACCGTCAATATCGTTGGCGAGTCGCATTATCAGGATGAGATTGAACGGTGCGAGGCCGGAGAACTCGTTGACCTCCGTCCGGAGCCGGGCAACCGCTTCGATCGGCGCGCGATTCGCGTGGTGAGCCAAGCCGACGAGACAATTGGATATTTGCCGAGAGACGGTTTCCTTACCCGTCTGATCATAGACGAGGAAAAGCCGGTATTTGCATTGATCGAGCACATCACGGGCGGGACGCCGGACAGGCCGAGCCTCGGAGTCGTGCTTAACTGCGCCACTGGCGGCGACGGCCTTGAAGCGTGCCGGGAGCGAGGATGGTCGAGCGAGGAGATTTCAGCCAAGTTTCCGGGATATTGAGAGCACGGGACGCGGATTTCGAGAAAGTCGGCGCCAGATGGAGGCATTGGATTGATGACGGACGATCCGCACCTCGAAGATATGTGGAGCCGCTCCATGGCCGAGCCCGTCACGCGAGGCGAACTGGTCGATATTACCTTCGCGATTCACAACGCTCTGCTCGCCCACTCCGCTTTCGAGGCATCGCTGTTCGCTGGGAGCCCAGATCAGCAAGCGCAACTTGGCAGTCGTGCCGTCTCGGCGACCGGCGAGATACTCGACGCGCTCAACCGCATGATCGACCAATGGGGGGCACGGTGACCGACATTCCGCGCACTTCGATTGTCCAACTTCATTCTTCGGAAGAGCAGCAGCGGATCGCGCAGGAGCAATGGAAACGCACTGGCGGCGGTGGTAATGACGGCGGCATGAGCGATGACTGGAAACAAGGCGTCGATCGCCAGCTCGGGCAGCTCAACGCAGATGTGCGCTCATTGCTCGTCCAGTCCGCCGTGCTCGAAGAGCGGACCAAGCACCTACCAACCAAGCCTTATATCTTCGTCTGCCTGGCTGGACTGCTCACCGCAATCGGGGTGCTGGTCGCTCTCCTGATAAGGTTTATTCCGCCCGCGCATCCCTAGCGCCCGCACTCCCGCCGGACCGTGCCACCCGTGTCCCAGCGCGCCACATAGGCCGCAGCGCCAGCGCGGAGCTGGTGGCAGCTCAAGTCGTTCCCGCCGATCGCCACCGATGCCAGCGTGCGGCCATAGCGATCGAAGCCGAAGCGGCGGATCGTCGCGCGACCGCGCAGCGCGGCCTGCAGGCTGCGCTTCGATGCCTGGGCGTCTCCCGGCACGCATTTGCGGCCCCGACGGCAATGGCCGGGTAGCTCGGGCGCGTCGATGCCGATCAGGCGGATGCGCTCACGCCCGCAGCGCAGGGTGTCCCCGTCGATCGCGACGGGGGCGCAAGCAAGGACGGCGGCAATCAACATTACAGGCAACCCCATTTTGTGTGTATTAAATTACACATTAGCTATTGACCGGTTCGGCGTCGATGTGTATATCTGTGTGTATGGAACGGGATAGCAAAAAGATCATCAAGCGCCTCGAAGCCGAGGGATGGGCGCTGGTTTCGGTCAAGGGCTCGCACCACAAGATGGCGAAGGGCACGCAGCGTGTGATCATCCCGCACCCGAAGAAAGACCTGCCGCTCGGCACGGCGCGGTCGATAGCGAAAATGGCGGGCTGGCTCTGAGCCAGCCCCATGGAGGTGAGAATGAAGACGTATTTTGCGATCGTGCACAAGGATCCGGATAGCGCCTATGGCGTGACCTTCCCGGATCTGCCCGGGTGCTTCTCGGCTGCCGACAGGTTGGCCGACGTCGTTCCCAATGCGTGCGAGGCGATGGATCTGTGGTTCGATGCCGACGCGGTGATCGAACCGCGCGAGGCGGAAGAGATTGCCGCCGAATATGCGGAGGATCTGGCGAAGGGCGCTTTCCTCATCGCGGTTCCCCGCGTGGCCCGGACGGGGGCGCCGGTGCGCATCAACATTTCGCTCGATCGCGGCATCCTCAACGCGATCGACGCGGCGGCGAGCGCGCGCAAGCTGACCCGCAGCGCGTTCATCGCGGAGGCGACCAAGAACGAGATCGAGATGGCGCACTAGCGGACGCGCATATTCCTGCTATGTTCCGCGCGGGAGGGTAGCCCGCGTATGTTGCAAGGTGCCGGATCGCTGAGCGCGGCGATCAGCCGCAAGTACCAGGTGCTCGCGTTTATCAAGATGTTCTATTTGGAGCATGGCGTGAGCCCTACCCAGGGCGAGATCGCCGGTGGAATGCGGCTGAGCAAGCAGCGCATTCAGGCTCTGGTGCGCCAGCTCGACAGCGAGGGGCTGGTGCGGCGGGTGTATGGCAAGCGCCGGGGCATCATGCTGATCGGGAGGGCCAAGCGCTTCAGCCAGGTCGATGCGCTCTTGCAGCTCCAGGACAATGGCTGGCGGGTCAATGTCGGCGAGCTCGAGCTGACGCCACCGTTGCCGATTCCGAGTCTGCCGCTGCCGCCGCAGCTCGACCATATCCCCGATGTCGAGATCGGGGTGGGGCATGGCGGGAACAGACGGCACGGGTGACGCGCACGCGATCGAGCGGCAGCGGTTCGAGCATCTGGTGCTGGGGCGCCCGCGCCCCAAGCCGCCGGCGGGCAAGCGCACCAGTCGCAAGATCAAACCGGTCGTCCAGACCCTCGCGCCCGGCATCGAGGAGGAGGTGGCGCTGCGCGAACGCTGGTCGCACAAGCAGGGAACGCCGCAGACGCTGGAGCATGCCAGCAAGGTGCGGCAGGGCGCGCTGGCGCGGCTATACCAGTCGGGGGCAATCGACGCGGACCAGCTGGCGTCCGGCGTCGCGATCCGCGAGGCGGCGCATCGCTGTACTGCCGAGGTGCTGATCAAGACTGCCAGCCTGGAGACGCGGGTCGATGGCGGTCGCAAGGGCGACGGGACGTTTTACGAGGCGCTGGGCGCGGTGCGCAGCGAGGTCGCCTATACCCGTTGGCGCGCGGCGGTGCAGGGGCCGGTCGGCGCGATCCTGGACATGATCGTCGGCGACGTCGGCCTGGCCAGCGCCGCCCGGCGGCACCGGATGCACCATGATCGCGCCCGCAGGCTGTTGATCGACGCGCTGGACCTGTGGCCTCGCATCCGTGCGGCGGTGCGCAAGGAGATCGATCCGGCGGCGCTGGCTGCGGCGCAGGCGGGAATAATTTAGGGGGTTGCCGAAAAAGAGGCTCCCAAAACGTACACGGAACGGCCAAAAACGACCCCGCAACAATTGCGCCCCGAGCCCGGCTGGTCCCCCACCAGCGCGGGCTCGATGCGTTTCTGGAGGCTCCGAATGGCCGAGCCCATCGTCGATCAGCTGGAGCGCGCGAGCGCAGATCTCGACAAGCTGATCCACGACATGCGGCTGCGGACCTATACCGCGCGGGAATATGATGCGTTCGAAGCGAGCGCGCAGGCGATCGCCACCGGCATCGTCACCCCCTTTCGCGGATCGGCCGCGCGACCGGCGACCATAAAGGTCACGCCGGGGCGCAACGGCGGCGTCTGGGTCTGACCCGGCCGGGCCTCCAGCCCCGTTTATCGAAGGAGTGCCGAATGCTGGACGTCAGCTTGATCCGCCGCGTCGCGTCGGCGCCGCCTGCGTATCCCGCCATACTGGGCAACGGAGTCGCGGTGAGCCCCGGCTTTTTGGTCCAGGTGGCCGACGCGATCGAGACGGGGCAGCGCGCCGTCGTCGAGCTCGCCGCGCTGAAGGGTGTGGTCGCATGACGGCGACCGACACCCCCGCGCTGCAGGCGCCGACTTCGATCGAGGAAGCCGCCGCGCTGCTCGAGCGCTATGCCGTGCTGGCCGGTGCGATGACGACGATCGCCGAGCGCCGCACCAAGATTCTGGCGCGTGCCAATGCCGCCGCCGATGGGGCAGCGACCCCGCTGATCGACGAGATGGCGGCGATCGCCGCGCTGATCGAGCCGTGGTGGAAGGCGAACGCCGCCGCGCTGACCGAGGGCAAGCGCAAGTCGATCGAGCTGGGCGGGTGCATGATCGGATCGAAGCTCGGAGCCTCGAGCCTGATCAGCGCCAAGGCCAGTTTCGATCAGCAGGCCGAGGCGATGCGCAAGCTGGAGTGGGGCAAGCCCTATGTCCGGGTGACCGTGTCGATCGACAAAGCTGCGGTGCGCAAGGGGCTGGCCGGGCCCGATGCCGCCAAGCTGAAGCGGCGCGGCTTCAGCGTCGCGGCCGGCGCCGACGAGTTCTTCCTGGAGCGGGTCGCCCAGGACGGCGCCCGCCCCGCGGCCAAGCGCTGATGGGCGATCCTGCCCGCGCCCATTGCGGCCTGCGGCGTGCGCTGGCGCGCTCGGCCGAGCTGGCCGGGGCGCCGATCGCCGTGGGCGCCGACCGGGTCGCGCGCTGGTCGTCCGGCACGTTCGAGGGCGGGCGCCACGTGGTGGAGCTGCACGGCGCGTATGGCCCGGCGATGGACGCCTGGCTGGGCGGGCTGGGCGATACCGAGCTGCGAATCCCGGGCCACCTGGTCGCCGACCTGGTGGTGAGCGCGGTCAGCAGCGCCGGCGGGCGCACCGACGCCACGCTCGAGGCCCTGACCGTGGCCGAGCTTTAGGAGACCGGGATGCGCGTGCTTATGATCGCCGACGAGTATTTCACCGCCGCAGTGCGCCCCGCCATGGGCGCTGATCCGGTGTGGCTGGGGTTGGACCTGGCAGCCAACCCGGAGCAGCGCCCCATCGCGCGGGCGAAGCGCGAGAAGCGGGCGCCCAAGCTATGGCGCCGGCTGAGCGGCAACCATGCGCGCGGGCGCTGCGGCGCGTTCTAGCGTGCCGATGCAGCCGCCGGCGTTCCGGCCACCCGGGTATCGCGAGCGCAAGCCCTGGCAGCTGCAGCCAGGCGCCCACGACCGACGCAAGCGCGGTCGTGCTGGGCAGCGCGATCGCCGCCAAGTGCTCGACGAGGAACCGCTGTGCAGGTCGTGCCTGGCGAACGGCCGCACCACCCCAAGCGAACGCGTCGATCACATCACGCCGCTGAGCGAGGGCGGCAGCGACGAGCGGTCGAACAAGCAGGGCCTCTGCGTGCCCTGCCACGACGCGAAGTCGGCGGCGGAGCGCGCGGCGGCCGCGGCGGACCGCGCCGAGGCCCGCCGGTAGCCGCGAGGGTGGGGGGTGGGTCGGATGTCTGGGGTCCCCCCTACCGGACACCGACGTTCAGACAAATTTTTGCGCGGGCGATTTCAAAGGGTAAAAAGTGAGGGCGGATGGCCAGTGGTGGACCTCGGCCCGGCTCCGGGCGGCGGCGGAAGGAGCCTGCGCTTAAGGCGCTGACAGGCAATAGCCGGCCCGATCGCGAGCTTGCCCAGGGCGAGCCCGCGCCGATCGGCACGATGATTCCGCCGATTCACCTCGGCGACCTCGAGCAATTGATCTTCGGTTCCATCGCGGCGCTGCTCGAGGAGCAGAAGCGCGCGAGCCAGCATTATTCCGAGCATGTCGCGCTGCTCGCGGTGCGGCTCGGCCAGGTGCAGCGGTTGAAGGCGGTGCTGGAGGTCGAGGGGGATACCTTCACGAGCGAGACGCTGCGCTCCGCCGGCAAGGTTGCCGTCGTCACCAAGATGGTGCGCGCGCGGCCCGAGGTGGCGATGCTTTCCGACGCCATGCGCCAGGCGCAGTCGCTGCTGGGGGAGCTGATGCTCAATCCATCCGCCGCCCTCCGCATCGCCACGGGCGAAAAGCCGGATGACGACGGGTGGGGCAGCCTCTGATGTATGGCGGATCGCAATTACCCGGCGATCGCCCGCCAGTACGCGACCGACGTCATCACGGGGAAGATCCCCGCGGGCAAGCAGATCCGCGCGCAGTGCCTGCGGTTCCTGGACGAGCTGAAGCGCAGCCGATCGGCTGAGTTTCCATTTCGGTTTGACGACGAAAAAGCGTCGCGACCGTGCCGTTTCATCGAGATGCTGCCGCACTCAAAGGGGCAATGGGCGAAGAAGAAAGAGCGGCTGATCCTGCAGCCGTGGCAGGTCTGGGTAATCTGCGCGACCTTCGGGTGGCTTCATAGGGGCGGTGAGCAGAAGGGGCTCCGCCGGTTCCGGCGGCTGTTCCTGGTGGTGCCGCGCAAGAACGGCAAGTCGGCGATCGCCGCAGGCCTCGCGCTGTATATGCTCTGCTACGACGGGGAGTTCGGCGCCGAGGTTTATTCAGGCGCGACCAACGAAAAGCAGGCATGGGAGGTCTTCCGTCCCGCGCGGCTGATGGTGCAGCGCACGCCGGGGCTGAAGCGGCGTTTCGGGCTGGAGGTACCCGCCAAGGCGATCGTCCGCGAAGAGGACGGGTCGAAGTTCGAGACGATCGTCGGCGATCCGGGCGACGGGCAGAGCCCGAGCTGCTCGATCCACGACGAATATCACGAGCACGCCGACGATGCTCAGGTCGATACGATGATCACGGGCATGGGTGCCCGCGATCAGCCGCTGCAGATCCTCATCACCACCGCCGGTGAGAACCTTGCCGGGCCGTGTTATGCGCTGATCCAGGAGGAGCGAGAGAAGCTGGCCGGGATCGGCCATAATGGTGGTCCGCCGCTCGATCACGACACGTTCTTCGCCGAATATGCGGCCGACCCGGAGGACGACTGGAAGGCGGAGGCCACGCTTCGCAAAGCGAACCCGAATTTCGGGATTTCGGTTCGCGCCGACTTTCTGATCGCTCGGTTGCGGGACGCGATTTCGACGCCGCGCAAACGCGGCATCTTCAAGACTAAGCATCTCAACCTGTGGGTGGCGGCGAAGGCCGCCTATTTCGACGTCGAGAAGTGGCGGCAATGCCGCGACGAGGCGATTCCGATGCGGTTCGCCGAAGCGGCGGCGTTGGAGATGCTGCGGGGCCGGCGCTGCATATTGAGCCTCGACCTCGCTTCGAAGGTCGACATCGCGGCGCTGGAGTATCTATTCCCGCCGATCGGCGACAAGGCGACGAAGGAAGATCCGTATATCCGGCTCGGCCGGTACTTCCTGCCCTCCGAGACGGTCGCGAATACCCCATCCTATGCAGGATGGGACGCTCAGGCACTGATCGACGTCACCGACGGCAACATCGTCGATTACGAGGAGATCGAGCTCGCGATCGACGAGGCGGTCAGCGCGTTTCAGGTCGAGTCCGTCGCATACGACCCGCACCAGGCGACGATGCTGGTCACCCGGCTGCAGAAGAAAGGCGTGCCGGTCATCGAGTACCGGCCGATCGTGCTCAACTTCTCCGAGCCGATGAAGCAGCTCGACGCGCTCACCAAGGCGGGGCTGATCCGCCATGGAGGCTGCCCCGTCATGGAATGGCAGATGAATAACGTCGTCGGGAAGCCCGACAAGAAAGACAATGTCTACCCGAACAAGCCCCGCGAAGAGGCGAAAATCGACAATCCGGTCGCGCTGATGGCGGCGCTGGGGGTGGCGATGAACGGCAACGCGGAGCCGAGGTCATTCTGGGAAAGCGAGGCAGCATGAAGCGAAGCGAGTGGATCGCGGAAGCTGCCGGCATCGCCGGCGCCGCGGCGATTGCCGCCGGGTGCGGCATGATCTGGATACCGCTGGGCGTAATTGTCGCCGGGCTTTTGCTCGTGACCGGCGCGATCCTCAATACGGCCCTGCGCCACTGATGGCCGGGATTTTCGGCTCGATCGGCGCGCGCCTTGAGCGGAAGTCGGCCCTGGAGTTCCTTCCCGGCTTCCTAATCGGGCAGGAAAGCAAGTCGGGCGTAGCCGTCACCTGGTCGACGGCGCTGCAGGTGACCGCGATGTTTGCCTGCGCCCGGGTTGTGGCTGAAGGAATCGCGCAGTGCGGATTCAAGCTGCGCCGACCGAAGAAGAACGGGCGCGGGAGCGAGGCCGCGACCGATCACCCGCTCTATCGGATCCTGCATCGACGCCCCAACAGCTGGCAGACGGCGTTCGAGTTCTGGGAAATGCTCGTTTTCCATCTGATGCTGGTGGGGAACGCCTTCGTTTACATCAGTTGGTCGGGCGATGGGCGGGTGCTGGAGTTGATCCCCCTTGAGCCTCGCCGCGTAACGGTGAAGCAGGGCACCGATCTTTCGCTGACCTACGAAGTGACAGGCAGCGATGACCGCGTCCGGCGGATTCAAGCGCGCGACATCTGGCACCTGCGCGGCCCAAGCTGGAACGGCTGGATGGGCATGGAGACGGTCAAGCTCGCCCAGGAGGCGCTCGGGCTAGCGATCGCGCTGGAGGAATCGCACGCGCGGCAGCACCGTGATGGGCTGAAGATCCCCGGAATGTACTCGATCGACGGCCCCCTCAACGAAGATCAGCACAAGCTGATGACGAAGTGGCTGAAAAACCATGCCGCGGCCGGAAACGCGGATCCGCTGGTTCTCGACCGGGGGGCGAAGTGGTTCACCCAGCGCATGACCGGGGCGGACGCCCAGCATATTGAGACACGGAGATTCCAAGTCGAGGAAATCTGCCGTGCTGCGCGGGTGATGCCGATCATGCTCGGCGTGCCTGGCGCCGCCGGTGCCTATGACAATGGCGAAACCATGTTCATCGCACACACGATGCACACGCTGGCCCCGTGGGGCGGGCGGATGGAGCAATCGGCCGAGGTCAATTTGCTGAGCGAGCGTGATCAGGCCCAAGGGCTGGAAGTGAAGGTCAACCTGGCCGCCATGATGCGCGGCGACTTCAAATCGCGCCAGGAAGGGTTGCAGATCATGCGCCGCAACGGCGTGATCAACGCGAATGGCTGGCTCTCGCTCGAGGATATGGACCCGCGCGAGGACGAAGGCGGCGAACAGTTCATCGTCGAGGGCAACATGGCGGTGCAGGACGGACGCGACCTAGTGCCGATCAAGACTGTCATCGCGTAATAGGAGGCAGCATGAAAGTGATACTGCAGCTCGCGCGAGCCATGCGCTCGCGCGGCTTTCGATATCGTCGCATCGAGCGCGGCGTGTACCATTTCGTGCTGTCGCGGAAGGTCGGCGAACGAACAGCCTATGCGGGGAAAATGTTCTCGGCTCGTGGGATTTCCAGCCTCGCCGAGGTGCTGAACCTTGAAGAGTTGGCCGACCGTGTGAAGTTTCGCGCTGAAGCCGAGCTAAAGCGGCTGGCGGTCGCCTGATGGAGCGCGCGTCTTTCGATCTGGAGCTGAAGCTCGCCGGCGACGGCGACGGCGCGACGGGCAGCGTTTCGGGTTACGGCTCGGTCTACAACGTGATCGATCGTGGCGGCGACATCGTGATGCCGGGTGCGTTCAAGGAGTCGCTCGCGGCGTGGCGCAAGAAAAATGCGCATCCGCCGATGCTGTGGCAGCACGATGCCGGGACGCCGGTTGGCGTCTGGACCGACATCGCCGAGGACGAACGCGGGTTGAAGGTGGCTGGGCAGCTGGTGCTCGAAGTCCCGCAGGCCGCTGCGGCGCGTGCCCTGATCGTCGCCGGTGCGGTAAAAGGCCTTTCGATCGGCTACCGCACGACGAAGGACGAAATCGACCGCACCACCGGCCTCCGCCGCATTCTGAAGGCCGATCTCTGGGAGATCAGCCTCGTTACCTTTCCGATGAACGAGCTGACGTTGATCACCGGCGCCAAATCGATCGACGATCGCGCATTGGAGCATGCCTTTCGTGACGAAGGGCTCTCCCACCGCGAGGCGAAGCTGGCTGTCAGCGTCGTCCGCAAACAACAGGCCCTCCGCGACGAAGGGCGTCCCGAGCCAGCATCCCGTGACGGGATGAAAGACGTGCTCATGGCCCTGCGCAAGTCGGCCCAGTCGCTGCGCTAAGAAGCGGAAACCCACCATGTACATCGGTAATCGCAGCCAGTTTCTGGCTGCTACGGCGGCGCTCGCCCTGGCGCAACCCCACGCCCTTGCCCGCGCGCCCGAGACCAAGGATGACAATCTCACCGCCGAAGTGAAGGCGGCGGTCGATACCCTTGGCCGCACGTTCGAGGAGTTCAAGAGTCAGAACGACGCACGCCTGAAGCAGGCGGAAAAGAAGGGCGAGGACGCTGTCACCAAGGACCAGGTCGAGAAGCTGAACAAGGCGATCGACGACGGCCAGGCTGAGCTGAAGAAGCGTCTCGACGAAATGGAGGCGAAGGCCAACCGTATCGCGCTTTCCGGCGGCGATGCCGCTTCCGAGGTAAAGGCGGCGCGCGATTTCGGCGAGCTGATCGGGGTGAAGGATTTCGATCCTGCCCGTCTGACCGAATATAAGTCCGACCTGGGCGGCTATCTGCGCCGTAACGAGTTTAAGGCGACCACGATGCAGGTCGCGTCGGACCCCAGCGGCGGATACTGGGTCACCCCCGACGTCTCGGGCCGGATGGTCAAGAAGATTTACGAGTCGACGCCGATGCGTCAGCTCGCAAACGTCGTGGCGATCGGCACCGACGCGCTGGAAGGCCCGATCGACAATGGCGACGGCGACGCCGCCTGGGTTGGCGAGACCGGCACCCGGGGCCAGACCGACACTGGCCAGTTGGGGATGTGGCGCATCCCGGTCAACGAGCTCTATGCTTACCCGAAGGTGACGCAGAAGCTGCTCGAGGACTCCAAGATCGACGTGGAAGCGTGGATCTCCGACAAGTCGAACGGCAAGTTCGCCCGTAAGGAGAACGCAGCCTATATCAACGGTGACGGCAACCAGAAGCCCAAGGGGCTGCTGCAGTACAGCTTCGCCACCACCGCCGACGAGACCCGCGCCTGGGGCGTCTTCCAGGCGATTGCCACCGGCACTTCGGGCGGGTTCGGCACCGGCACCAACGGTTCGGACAAGCTTCTCGATCTGATCTTCGAGCTGAAGTCCGGTTATCGCCAGAACGCCAATTTCCTGATGGCACGCCGCACCGTCGGCGCCGTCCGCAAGCTCAAGGATGGGCAGGGCAACTATCTGGTTGACCTTCGCCTGCGCGACGGAGCGCTGGTCGAATCGATTTTCGGCTTTCCGGTTGCGGATGGCGAGGACATGCCGGCGATCGGTGCCGACAGCCTCTCGGTCCTGTTTGGCGACTTCGCCGAGGCGTACATCATCGTCGATCGACTTGGGACCTCGGTGGTGCGCGACAACATCACCCAGCCCGGCTTCGTCAAATATCACATGCGTCGGCGCGTGGGCGGCGGTGCCGTCAACTTCGAAGCGCTGAAGGCCCTCAAGTTCGGCTGATCCGCGCCGGATCCTTCTTTCGGGGAGCGCCGTCGCTGCGCTCCCCCTATTCCAGGAGATAGACCATGACCCCCGAACGCGATTCCGCGTCGCGCCTGTTCCCCGTCGAGGCGATCCCGCCGGCGGTGTACGCGGCCGACACCACGCCCGCCATCATCGATTTGCGCGATTTCCGTTCCGCGACGCTGTTGCTGCACCTCGGAGCAGGCGGAATCACCTTCAGCACGGCGAACAAGATCGAGTTCGTGCTGACGCACAGCGATGACGGCACCACTTTCACGCCCGTCACCGATTCCGACGTGCTGAAGGATGCGCTGGCGCCGGCGACCGTTACCAACGGCATCGTTCGCGCACTTACTGCGGCGCATGCCGCGGCCACGATTCAGAAGCTCGGCTATATCGGCGGCAAGCCCTTCGCGAAGCTGCAAGCCGACTTCAGCGGTACGCATGGAACCGGCACCGCGATCGCGGCGAGCGTAGTCCGCAGCGGCGCCACGATCGAAGGCATCGTCTGAGCCTATCCCGACCGGGCCACAGCCCGGTCGGCCCTCTTTTCGGGAGAGCGCGGTGGCTATACTCACGCTCGAAGATGCGAAGCAGCATCTGAAGGTCGATACCGACGACCGCGACGACGAGATCGTCCGGCTGATCGCCGCCGCAGAGCGCGCGATCGAGCGGACGACCCGTTTGGTACCTACCCGCCGCGCGGTATCGTTTGCCTTCGCGTCGTTCGCGCCCGAGCTGGTGCTCTCGCTGGCGCCGATCGCCGCCGAAACGGTGGCGATCCGCTTCCTCGATGCCGTCGGCGACGAGCAGACCGTGTCGCCGGCGGACTTCCGCGTCGTGCCGTTCGAAGGCGTTACAAGACTGGTGCCGGCGATCGGCAAAAGCTGGCCGCAGGTGGCCTCTGCTCAAGGAGCGGTGCGCGTCGACGCGGAAGCGGGATTCGATTTTCCGGACACCATGCCCGCCGCTCTGGTCCACGCCGCCCGGCTAATGATTGGCGCCTGGTTCGACGGCGCTTCGGAGTCTGCTCTCAAGGTCGCCGCCGATCTGCTCGAGCTGGAGCGGCTGATCATCGCATGACACCGCTTCGCGCCGAGGATCTCCGCCACCGGATCGAGATCCGTCGCCCGACCGAAACGAAGGATGGCAAGGGTGGCTGGACGACCAGCTGGCCGGTGATCGCCTTGCCCTGGGCGGAGGTCATCGGGCTCGACGGGCGCGAGTCCGTGATGGATCAGGTGCTGGAGGGCGTCTCGGTCTATCGCATCCGTATTCGGTGGCGGGCCGGCATTCTGGTCAAGGACCAGGTGCGGCATGGCGCGGTGACGCTCAATATCACCTCGGCCGTCGACCCGGATGGGAAGCGCGAGCAGCTCGTCATCATGGCCAGCACCGCCGCGGCGCTGAAGGCGGGTTGATGGCGGGGCGGCAATCGCGGGTCGATGGGCTCGATGGCGCTCTTTCGTATTTCGACTCCGTCCCCGCCGCCGCTCGCGATGAAATGGCCGTCGAACTCGGCATTATCGGGCGCGAGATACTGGCGGCGCAGCACCGGGACGTCGCGAAGGACACCGGTGCGCTGGATGCCGCGCTGTCGCTGCAGGTCCTGCTCGAGCGGCTGAAAGTGCGCATAGGCCTTATGCGGGGCGGAAACTCGGCGTCGAAATCAAACGGGCGCGCCCGGAAGGCGCGTGCCGGCGGCCCGTTTTACGGGGTCATCGTCGAAAAGGGCCGTGCTGCGCAGACCGTGAACGTCACCCGGCGCATCAAGAAGCCGAACCGCAAGATCAAGGGCAACAACAAGAACGGCGATACCCGTCGCACGGTGTTTCAGGGTGCGCAGAAGCGCCGCCGGCCGGCATCGAGCCCGAACGCGGGGACCTTCATGGGCACGCCCTACAAGATGAGGGTCCCGGCCATGGCCGGACGTCCGTTCGTCGAGCAGCCGATGCTCCAGGACGTCGCGGAGCAGCATCTCTCCGAATTCTGGGCCCAGGTGCTTACCCGCACGGGAGGCGGCCAGTGACGATCGACCTGATTTCCGCCGCGTCGGACGGGGTGTTTGCCCTGCTCGATGCCGCGATCGACCCGGCGATTGCAGAGGTCGCCACCAATCCCCGGCAGATCGAGCCGACCGACACCGCCGAACGCCGCTTCGTGCTGCTCGGCGACATCGATAGCGAAAGCCTGGGCGGGAAGGACGAGCAGCTCGAGCGGATCACGGTGCAGATCGTCGTGGTCTATCGCGGGCGCCAGCGATCGGAGCTGCACGCGCTGATGCACCTTGCGCGCGAGGCGCTGGAGGGCGCGCGGCCGGCGATTGCCGGCGTCGACTTCGGCTCGATCGACTTCGCCGGCGCATCGTCGAGCCCGCCGGCGCGCGACGGCGTCACGCATGCCGGCATCCTGGAATTTGAAGTCACCGCAGAACCGGCCTGAGCCGGAAAAGGAGCGAACATGGCAACGGAATATGGCAAGGAGTCGCGGATCCACGTCGGCGACGGCGAGACGGTCGAGGATTTCCTCCCGATCGCGGGCGAGCAGAGCTGGGACTATTCGGCCTCGTCGAGCGAGCAGGACGAAAGCTCGAAGGACGACGCGGACATCGCCGCGATGAGCTATGGCCCGCGCAAGATCACGATCAGCGCGAACGGCATCACCAAGCTTCCCGACGACGGGCTCGAGCGCGTGCTCGAGATCTCGAAATCGACGACCCGGAAGGGCATGGTGAAGCTGATGAAGGGCGCGATCGTGCGCTTCCACGGGCAGGTCGGCGTGGGCAACGTCAAGATGACCGGCTCGAAGGACGGCCCGGTGACCTGGTCGTTCGACATGGTCGCCTGTGCGACGCCGATCGTCGATAATCTGGCGGCGAGCGCATGAACGGCGACGACGATCTCGACGATCCGCTCGTCGAGGCGAATGAGGTGGTCGGCGAGGACACGCTCAAGCTGGGACGGAAGACCTATGTCCTCCGGCCCGGTTTTCACGCGGTCAAGGCGATCGAGAAGACGCTGGGGCTTTCGCTGGTCGAAATGAGCCGCATGGGCAACCTCGGCCAGCTCAACATGGACCAGCTCGGCACGATCGCGGCGCATTTCATCCGCGCCGGCGCAGCCGAGGGCGATGCGGTCGCCGCGCGGGTGCATCCCGATCGTGTCGCCGAGCTGATCTATGAGGCCGGCATACCGCACGTCATGGCGCGGTTGACGTTGCTCCTGATCGATGCCGCGTCCGGGGGCCGCACCGCGTCGGGGGAACGGAAGCCGGTAGCGGAGACGGCGGAGAGCTGACTTTCCCCTACCGGCGATTGATGGGCATCGCGATGGATGCCTTTGGCTGGTCCGCTGCCCAGTTCTGGGCGGCAACGCCGCATGAACTGTGGGCGATGATCGAGGCCCGTCAGGAAGCGAACAAGCGCTGACCTGGCGGGCCTTTTTGCGTGGAGGTGCCGATGGCCGGGGGCAGTAACCGCCGCGATCTGTTCCTGCAGGTATCGGGCACGGTCGAACCGCTGAAGGCGGTGATGAAGGCCGGGCGATCAGCGCTCACCGAATTTCGCGGCGACGCGGTGCAGCAGCTCGAGGCGGTCGAAAAGGCACTGGCCGATCTGGGCGGCGCTGGTGCTGCGCAAAGCGCGAGGGCGCTCACCGCCAGCTATGACGGCGCGTTTCGCGAGATCCGCCGCAACGCGCAGGACGTGCTCAGCGCCGGCAGCGGTCAGGGGGCCCTAGCCGTGCTCAACGCCAATTCGGCGCGCGAGACGGCACAGGCTGCCGAGATCTCGGCCGCAGCGATCCGCCAGGTCGCGGACGCGGCGAAGGCGGCGGCGATCGCCCAGGGCGGCGAGAATGCCGCGCTGGTCCAATATGCCGCCGCCGCGACGGTCGCCGCCAAGGAAGCCGAGGACATCGCGATCGCGATGCGCCAGCAGGCCACCACGCTTGAGCTGGTCGAGAGCAAGCTGGGGGCGAACGGCACGGCGCTGCGCCGCACCCGCGAGTTGAGCGGACAGGCCCGGGCCGGCCTGCAACAGCTGACGTTCCAGGCAAACGACTTCGCCGTCGGCATCGCCGCCGGCACGCCGGTCCAAGTCATTTTCGCGCAACAGATTTCGCAGGTGACGCAGGCGCTGGGGATGATGGCGGGGGGCGCGAAGGGCGTCCTGGGAGTCATCGGCGGTCCGTGGGGCCAGCTGGTGACAGCCGCGCTCGTAGTGCTCACCCCGTTCGTCAGCAAGCTGTGGGAAGGGGACGAGGCCAGCAAGGCGCTCGAGGGGCGCACGCTCAGCCTGATCGATGCCCTGTCAAAGGAGAAGTTCGGAACCGAGGCGGCGAACAAGGCGCTGAAGGAGTTCAACCAGACCAAGGACGACGCCCGCAAAAAGGACGAGTTGTCGACCAAATTGGCGCTGGAGAGTGCCCGCGCGCGGTTGAAGGACGCGCTTGCGACCCGCGAACAGATCAAGGCGGACCTCGACCGCGCGCGCGCAGCGTCGGGCTCCAGCGATCCGGAATCTCTGTACGCCCGTGGCCAGCAGGATTACCTGACTCCGAAGCTGAAGGAGCAGGATGCGTCGATCGCGACGCTGAACACGTCGATCGCCAATCTGGAGATCGATGCCGCCAAGGATTTCGCCAAGGCCGCCGCAGATCCGCTCGAGGCAATCCGCCAGCGCTACAAGCTCCTACGGGAGCAGGCAGAGCACGCTGCGACATCGGACGCGAAGCTGCGCGCCAGCTTGGGCGCGACGCTCGCCGCATATGAGATCGCAGAGAAGGCGGCGATCGAGGGGGAGCAGAAGAAGCAGGCGGCGGCGCGCGCGGACGAACGCGCCCAGCGCGCCGGCAACCTCACGCCCGCCGCAGTCGGTACGCTGCTGAAGGACGAGTTCGGCGGAACCGTCACCTCGACCACCGGCGGAAAGCACGCCAAGAATTCATACCATTACCGAAACCAGGCGCTGGACTTCGTGCCCGCGGGCGGGATGGCGTCGACCACCAAGCAGGAGATCCGCGCCTATCTCGAAAGCCAGGGCGTTTCGATCAAGGAACTGCTCGGGCCCGGCGACAAGGATCACAGCGACCATTTTCATGTCGCCTTCGCCAAGCAGCCGCGCAGTCAGGAATCGATTGACCAGCGCCGCGAACAAGCAGCTGAGGCCGAGGCCAATCGCCAGCGGGCGTATGAAGGACAGCTCCAGCAGGCGCAGGATGCGCAATATCGGGCCCAGCTTGCGCTGACCGAGGGCGTCGAGGAGCAGGCCGATGTCCAGCTCGAGCGCGTGCGGTCGGCGAAGGAACAGCGCGACCGGGATATCGAGCAGCAAGTCGCCGCGAACAAGCTGACCGGCGCCGAGGCGACGAAGCTGAAGACGATCGCCGCGGATACGCTGGTGCTGCAGCAAACCGCGATCGAGCGCGCCGAGGAACAGCGGCTCGTGCGCGAACAGCAGGCGTTGCTCGATCGCCGACTTGCCCGCGATCGTGCCGAGCTCGACAACCAGGCGCGACTTCTCGACTTGCAGGGCAGCCTGGCCACGACGCAGGAGGAACGGCAGCGGGTCGCGCTGCAGCTGCTCGCGATCGAGGAACAGCAGGCGCGCGACGCGGCGCGGCGCAAGATCGCCAGCGACGACCCCTATGTCCGTCGCGAGGGGCGGCGCGACCTGAAGCAGATTGATGCCGAGGCACCGTATCGGCGCGAACAGGTGATCCAGAGCACCGAAGGCCCGCTCGACGCCTATCGACGCCGCCTCGTGGCCGACACCGCCGACATGAACGAAGCGCTTGAGGGCGTGGCGGTGCGCGGGTTCGGGGCGCTGGAGGAAGCGGGCGCGCGCGAGATCCAGAACCTGCTCAAGCTGAAGGGTGCGTTCGGCGAGTTTGCCTCGAGCGTGCTGGCCGATCTAGCCAAGATCGAGCTGAAGAAGGGCATCCTGTGGGCGATCGGACTGTTCTCCGGGGCGAGCGGCAGCGGATGGCTGTCGGGTGTCACCGGGAGCAGCGACGCGCTGGGGCTTAGCGGGCTCGGTCTCGCGGGCGGCGGTCGGGTTGAGCGCAAGGCGGGCGGTGGCCGGATCACCGGCCCGGGCACGGGCACGTCGGACAGCATCTTCGCGCTGATCGACGGGCGCGATCCGCTGTTCGTCTCCAACGGCGAATCGATCGTCACGGCGGAGGCGACGCGGCGGTACTGGCCGCTGATCGATGCCATGAACAAGGGGCGCATCCCCGGCCTCGCCACCGGTGGGCTCGTCGCGCCGGCGGGCTTTGTCCCGCGCATCGCCGACTGGCGCAGCGCCGCGAACGATCTGCGCCCGCGCAATGAGCGGATCGCCGTGGATGCGAACCTGACCGTCAATCCGTCGCCGCTGTTCGAAACGACGATGGAACAGGTCAGCGCGCGTACCGTCTATGCCGCCGCCGAGCCGATCATGGCCGGCGCGCAGGCGCGGACGACGCGCGCGTTGAACCGGCCCGAACTGCCGGGGGGCTTCGGATGACGATGATCACGATGCCCGCGGCGCCGATCCCGGCGAAGGTCGAATGGAATTTGCCGCAGCCGACCCAGGTCAATCGATCGGAGATCACGAGCCGCCGGCGCGTGACAATCCTGTCGAAGGCGCCGCGCTGGACCGCCTCGGTGGAACTGCCCGAGATCCGCGGCGAGGCCAATGTGCGGCCCTGGCGCGCCTTTTTCGGGAAGCTGAACGGGCGTGCGAACAGCTTTCGCCTGATCGCGGTCGAGAACGACCAGCACGCGATCGCGCAGTCGGTGGTCGTTGACGGATCGGGGCAGCAGGGCTTCAGCTTGGCCACGCGGGGCTGGTATCCCCGGCTCCGCCTCGGCGAGGGGTGCCTGGTCACCGTCGCCGACCAGCTGCTCGAGCTCACCGAGCCCGCGATTGCCGACGCCACCGGACGCGCGGTGCTTAATTTTGTCGCGTATCTGCGGGTGCCGTCGATCGATGGCGCCGCGATCGAGACGCGGCGCCCGTTCGGCGTGATGTCGCTGGCGACCGACGACGGGAAATGGATCGCCGGCAAGAACCAGCGCTACTCGATTTCCTTCGCCTGTGAGGAGTCGTTCTGATGGCCTCGCGTCCCGATAGCGCGGCGCGGGCGGCGATCGGCGCCGACGTGCGCCGCGAATGCAATTTCGTGTTCCTCGATCTGCTCGAGGGGCCGATCCGCGTCACCGATTCCCCCTATCCGGTCACCTTTGCCGGGACGGGCGACCCGGACTTGGACGGCCACACCTTCAGCGCGGTCGACTCCCGTATCGTCGATGTCGGCCCGGTGAAGGCGAAGGAAACGGGCACGGACACCGTCACGCTGACCCTGTCGGGACTTGCCGGCATCGACGATTTGACGATGACCGAACTCGGCGATCGCGCGAACTTCCAGGGCCGCGACGCGCGGCTGTGGAAGATGATGCGCGATCCCGCCACGCTGGCGCCGATCGGCGCCGCCTGGAGCTACTACACCGGATACATGAGCGTGCCGAAGATCAGCGGCGACCAGGATGGCCAGATCGTCCGGCTCGAGGTCGAAACCTATCTCGGCTTTTTCACGCAGGCTTCCGGCCGAACCTATCTCGACCAGGCGAGCTTCGACCCGGGCGATCTCAGCGCGGAGCTGGCGATCGCCATCGCCAACGGCGCCTCCCAGCGGAGCTGACCCCCATGCAACGACTGCCCGACTGGGAGGCGCGGCTTGCCGCGTATCTCGAACCCCTTCGCGCGCGCCCTTTCGAATGGGGGCGCCATGATTGCTGCGCTTTCACCTTCGGCGCCGTCGAGGCGATGACCGGCGTCGACGCGATGGCCGAATATCGGGGCCGCTACCGGACCGCGCGGGGCTCCGTGCGCGCGCTGCGCCGCATCGGTGCCGGCACGCTGGAAGCGTCGGTCGATGCCAAGTTCGCGCGGATCGGGGCGGGGCTGGCGCAGCGCGGCGACATCGTGATGTCGTCGGGGCTGCTCGGTATCTGCCTGGGCCGGTTCCTGGTCGCGGTGGGCAGCGAGGGCGCGCGCGAGGGGCTGGTCCGGATCGATCGTGCGCGCTGGGTCGATCCCATCGCCTGGCGCGTGCCGTTCGCGGGCTGATCGATGGCAAAGGCACTCAAAACCGTTGGCCTGGTCGTCGCCGGGGCGGCGCTGATCGCGACGGGCGTGGGTGCCGCGATCGCGATCGGCACCGCCGGCGTCGGGCTGGCGGGCGCTGCGACGATGGTCACCGGCTTCCTCGGTGTCTCAGCCAGCACGCTGTTCCTTGCTTCGACCGCGCTGATCGCCGCGGGCAGCCTGCTCGAAAAGTCGCCGCAGGTTCCGGCGTCGCAGACGGATCGTCTGACCGCCAGCATCGATCCGCGGGCGTACCGCAAGTCGGTGATGGGATCGACGGCGATGCCCGTCGACATCCGATATGAGGAATGGTTCGGCACCGACCAGGAGCGCTGCGCCTGGATCGTGGCGCTGGCCAGCCACCGCATCACCAGCGTCGATGCAATCTGGTTCAACGACGAGCTCGCCTGGACCGCGACCGGCGGGACGCAGGGCAAATATGCAGGCTATTTCTGGGTCCGCCAGATCGTCACCGAAGGGGCGCCGGGCACCATTGTCAGCGTCTCCCCCGCGGGGACATGGAACAGCGCGCACCGCCTGACTGGGTGCGCCTATGCGCATCTCGAATTCAAGGTCACGGGCAATTCGAAGAAGGCGGAAAGCCCGTTTTCCAGCGGCCTGCCGAGCCGGGTCACGATCGTGGGCAAGGGCAGCCCGCTCTACGATCCGCGCCGGGACAGCACCGTGCCTGGCGGCTCCGGGCCGATGCGCGCCGACGACCAGTCGACCTGGCGCTATGTCACCGATGACGGCGCCGAGATCGGCGAGAATTTGCCGCTCCAGATCCTGCGCGAACTGCTCGGCTGGCGAATGCAGAACCCGGTGACGGGGCAGTGGAAGCTGGCGGTCGGGTCGGGCCTGCCGGTGCGCAAGATCGACCTGCCGTCGTTCCTCGTCGCCGCCAATCTTGCGGACGAGGCGGTCGCGCGATCGGCGGGCGGCACCGAGCCGCGCTTTCGCGGCGCCGGGGTGCTTTCTGAAGGCGACAATCCGCGCACCCGCCTGGACATGATGTGCGCGGGTTGTTGCGCGCGGTTGACCGACGATGGCGGGAAGATCGGGATTGCGATCGCGCACAACGACCTGGCGTCGGCCGCGACCGACGACGGGCTCAACGACGACGATGTCGTGGGGGCGTTCACCTGGGACCCGTATCCGGCGCCCGACCAGGTGCCGAACACGGTGCGCGGCAAATATGTCGATCCCTCGGACGCCTCGCTGTACCAGCTGATCGACTATCCGACGCCGGCGATCGCCAGCGTGGACGGGATCGACCGACCGCTGCCGTTCGACCTGGGCTTCGTCGAAAGCCCGAGCCAGGCTTATCGCTGCGCCAGCCAGACCCTGCAGAGGAAGCAGTTCGGCGGACTGTTCTCGGCGCCATTCGACATGACGGCGTGGAAGTATCGCGTCGGCGACGTCGTCCCGTTCACCTTCGCACCGCTCAGTTTCGTGCGGAAGCTGTTCCGCGTGGTCGAGATCGATCCGCGCTCCAACCCGTGCCAGGTGGTGCTGCGCGAAGAGAGCGCGCTGATCTATCAATGGGACAGCGGCGACGTGGCCACGGTCCAGGCGGCGCCGCCGACCGTCTATGACAACCGCAACAACCCGCTGATCCGCGCGATCGGCGACATCGACGATGCGATCGAGCTGGTCGCGTCCGACGGCGTGCTCAGCCGGGGCGAAAAGCCACAGGTCATCATCGCCTATCAGGCGTTGCTCGCAGAGCGCATGGCGCTCGATGCGCGCTATGTCGCGCTGGGCTCGCCATCCGACATCACGCCGGCGCGCGGCGTGGCGGCGACGAAGGTCGCGGCGCTGACTGCCTATCTCGCAACGCTCGATCCGGCTTGGGACGATACCGAGCATCACAGCGGCATCGATCCAGCGGCGTACCGCACCGCCTGGGTCGATGCGAACGGCGCGATCGCCGACTATCGCGCCGCGATCACCGGGCGACCCGGGCGCGACGGGCTGGACGGCACCAACGGGCTTCCGGGACCGCCGGGCGCGGATGGCGTCAGCCCTTATTTCCACGTCGCCTATTCGAATGCGGCAGACGGCAGCGTCGATTTCACGATCGGCGGGGCCGGATCGCGAACGTATATCGGAGTGCTCGTCGACAATGTCGTCGCCGACAGCACCATCCCCGGCGATTACACCTGGTCGCTGATCAAGGGCGCGGATGGCGCGAACGGGACACCAGGCGCGAACGGCTATGTCCATTTCGCCTATTCCAACGCAGCAGACGGCTCGGCGGACTTCCACCTCTCCGATCCGGTGGGGCGGGGCTATATCGGCGTTTACAGCGATAATATTCTCGCGGATTCGACCAATCCTGCGGACTATAGCTGGTCGCTGATCCGCGGATCAGACGGGCTGGACGGCACGGACGGGCTGCCGGGACCGCCGGGCGCGGACGGCGTCAGCCAATACTTCCACGTGGCCTATGCGAATGCGGCAGACGGCAGCGTCGATTTCACCATCGGCGCGCCCGGCGGGCGAACGCATATCGGTGTGCTCGTCGATAATGTCGTCGCCGACAGCACGACTCCCGGTGATTACACCTGGTCGCTGATCAAGGGCGCGGACGGTGCAAACGGCATTCCCGGTGCCGATGGCTTCGTCCACTTCGCCTATTCCAACGCCGTCGACGGGTCGGTTGGATTTCACCTCTCCGACCCGACCGGGCGGACCTATATCGGCGTCTACAGCGACAACACTCTCGCGGACTCGACCAACCCCGCGGACTATAGCTGGTCGCTGATCAAGGGTGCCGACGCGATCGTCGCGGCGCTGACCACCAGCGTGGTTTCGGTGTCGGCGGACTCGGCCGGCGTGACCAAGGCCGGGGCGCTGCCCCGCCTGGTCGGGCTGAGCGTGACGCAAGGCCCCGCCACCGTCACGGGCTCGGCGTCGGTGACGCTCACGCCCTCGTCGGACGCGATCACCGCCAGCTATGCCTCCGGTGCGATCACGATCAGCGTCGCCGATACCGAGGGTTTCGTGGATGTGCTGGTGTCCGTCGGGGGTGCCGACCTGGCGCCGCTACGTATCCAGATCGTGCGACCTCGGGATGCGACGCCGCCCGCTACAAGCAGTGCGCTTTCGACCGACTACGACGCCTTCGTCACGGGGAGCAGCTACGGATCATCGCCCGATACGCCGGTCCTGACTGTCGCTGCAAGCGCGTCGGGGGAGATTCGAGCGCTTCTGTTCGGCGAGTATTATGTCGAGGCGACCAGCGGCCCGCGCAGCTTCCGCCCCGCTGCGAAGGCCGCGTTTCGTTCGGCAGGTTCGGGCGGCGCTTGGAGCGACCTTGGCACGGAGGCCCTCGGCCCGACTGCCACCGGCCTCTTCAGTTCGCCGGGCTATGGTTCGATTTCGCTCGATCGCACTGCCACCGGCCTGACTGCAGGCGCGGCTTATGAGGTTGGTTTTCTTCTGCGGAAGTATGCGGGCACTTCGACCGGCGAGACCATCGCCGGCACGATCACGGTGCGGCAGCCATGACCGTCTGGGCAATCACCATCGCCGAGACGGGCGAGTTGGTCCGCCAGTTCGATAGCCCGACGCATCCGCGCTTCCACGGCTTCGCCTGGGAAAGCGGGGTCCATACTGCGACTGCGCTCGCCGCGCGCGGCGATCCGGCGGTGCAGAGCTGGGACGCTGCGGCGCGGCGTTGGGTGGACGATCCAGAGAAGGTCGAGGCGCTGCTGCTCGATGCGGTGCGTCAGCGCGCCGCTGCGGCGGTCGCGGCCTATCTGACGCAGGGCAAGGCCGAGATCTATGCAGCCAAGCGCGGCGAGGTCGCAGCATGGCGCCTGGGGGAGGCCGCCGCGATGTCGGCGGAGGATATCGCGAGCGCGTTTCCCTTCGCCTGGGCCGAAGCCAGCGCGCGCGGGGAGGGCGTCATCGATGACGCGATCACGCGCTTCGCATCCGGGGTTGCGGCGGCGGACGCGGCGATTGCCGCGATCGAGGCCGCGCTCCAGGTCGTGACCACGCAAATACGGGCCGCAGAGACCGCCGCCGCCAAGCGCGCGGTGCTTGCCGCCGCGCAACTCTGAAACAAAGCCGGGAGTCGCACATGACCGCAGCCGTCTGGGACCTGCCGCCGATCGAGCGCGGGACGCCCTTTGTCCCCGATACGATCGATTTCTACGCCGAGGATTTTACCGGAGCGGCCTTCAAGATGCAGCTTCGCTTCCAGAAGGACTCGACCGGGCCGGCGCCCATTTCCCTCGAGAACGCAGCGGCGGGGAACGAGGGAATCTCCTGCACCGTCACCTGGAGCGAGGGTGTTCCGACCTCCCACGTCCAACTCCAGATCGACGAGGAGACGATCGAGGCGCTTCCGTTTGCAGCCGAGCCGGGGGGCGACGTCCCGATGTTCTACGATATGCATGTTACCAAGGTTGCGGACGCCAAGCGCCGACGCCTGCGGGGCCGTGCGATCGTCAGCGCGGGCGTCACCCTGTAATGCCCGCAGTCATCATCAAGCCAGGCAATGGCGCAACCGTCTATTCGCAAAATGTGCGCCCGACCGTCGAGGCGGAGGGAGCCGAACTTGTCGCGCCGCTGGTCGCGGCTGCCACCCGTGCGGCGGATATTGCCTCAACGAAGGCAAGCGAAGCTGAAGAGCATCGGATGTTTACGGAAGTCAAGGCGGTCGAGGTGGAGACAACGGCGGCGGCAGTGGCCGATGTGGTCCATAAGACCAACGTCACGGCAACGTCTGAAGAACCACTTGTCTTGTTCAAGACGGCGCTCGGTTTTGTGTTCGCGGAACTATATGCGAGAGGGTTTCGGGCGGGCGGCGTATCTCTCAATGCCCCCGGCCAGTCGGACGCGATGCTGTCGATACGCAATGCGCTGGGCTTCGTCGGGTTCGAAGTAGCAGCAGACGGCGCGCTGGTGCTTCCCGGCGGTACGTGGCGTGGAACGACCAATGGGGGATTTGATCTTTCCACCTTGGGCAGATCGATCTTGTCGTATGAAGGTGGCGCATTGGGGCTGGTCGGAGCACCAGTGAAGGCCATTGACGACGCTCTTTTCCGCGTCGTGAACCCGCTCGGCTTCGTGGCGCTGCAAATCGGTCTGGATGGCAATGTGGCCATCAATGCGGCAGCCAATGAGCCCGTCTACACAGCCCCGTCCGTCACACCGGTCATCGGGACGCAATTGTACCTGGTGAGCGATCGCCCCACACCGCTCTACGTCGAGAATATTCTTACGACCCGCACTGATGTCGAGACCGCCAAGGTCACGATCGCGTCGTCGAAAGGGGCACCCGCGCAGCCCTTTGCGGCCTCGGCCCGGGATGGAGCAATCATGCTTGATCCCGCCCGGCTCGGCACGAGTGCCACGTTGTCGGTCCGCAAGTTGGGCGACCGTAACCCACGTCTGACAAAGACTCTCACCGTTTCGGTCAAGGCTGTGCCGGTGTCCGGATCGCCAGCGCCAAAAATACTCTTGATCGGCGATAGCATTACCAACCGCCAGACCGGCTACAACATCAATGCGCTACTGACGGCATGGGGTTTTGCGCCCCAGTGGATCGGCACGATAGTTGGGTCGAACTCCAACAGTTCCAGCGCTACTGGCGGCCCCCTGGGCGAGGGGCGCGAGGGCTGGGCGTTTTCCGACTATTTGGGCACGTCATTGGACAACGATGTGCCCCTGGGTGTGCTGGCGGTCGGTCAGGAGGCCACCTATCAGGCCGCCAACAAGACGGACAAACGAGGCTATCAGCCGTTCCTCAACCCGAACACCTCCGCTGGTGCTCAGACGCCGATCGTAACGATTTCGGGCGTCAATTACCGATTTGATCTTCGCTTCTACCTGGATCGCTTCAGCCTGACAGACCCGGATCTGGTGGTCGTCAACATCGCCATGAACGACAAGACCGAGTTGGGAGCGGCGGCGAGTCTCGCGCAGGTGAAGTCGGGATATGGCTATTTGCTCGACGAAATTCGCCGCGTGCTGCCTGCGGCGAGTATTATTCTGTGGGCGACCAACCATCCCGCGTCGTCGGCGGGCGATACCGAGTGGCTCGAATGGCAGCCGATCCTGTCGGCCATTGTCGATATCGTGACCACACGTCGCGCGGCGGGTGATGCTAACCTACACCTTTGTTCGACCTGGGCGCATCAGAGCGGTGAGGCTGGCTGGTCTTTGACATCTGGCACTACGGGCGCGGACGGCGTCACCACCACCACAATCTCCGACATCACCCATCCTGGCGCAGCTGCGCGCGAACAGCATGCAGAAGCGCTCGCCACCGCAATCGCCTGTATCGCCTGATAGGAGACCTACAAATGCCAACACCTGGACTCGAAATCACAACCGGCGCCGCGGTGATTCTGCCCAATGCGGCAAAGCTCGTCATGCCCGGCACGCTCGGGTCGGACCTGGAATTTCTGCATCTCCTAACCGATGGCGTCGATACCGCGCTGCGGAACTGGGCGGAGGGAAAACCCAGCGCAATCTCGATCGGCTCCCCCACTGCCGCCAGCGGGTACCTGTCGTTGCGGTCGGGCACGAGTTATCTGCAAACGGGCGTGATCGACGTGGCGGGGGACGTCACGATGCTCGTTGTGGGCCGCGACACCGGAGACAAGAGTGCCGACAGCGCTCGATTCTGCTATGTCGGGTCGAACAACCTCCTTGGCATTCTCACATCGTCGAGCAGTCAAACGCGCCTGACCATGCGCGCGACGCAGGACGGGGGCGCGACGGGGACATCTACCGCGTCTCTTGTAGCGAACCCCAATGGATGGGCTTGCCTGATCGGCACGGCGTTCCAGACGGGGGTTTCTTCTAGCACTGCCGACGATCCTACGTTGTACGACATGGGGGCAGGCACATCGGGTACCGCTAACTACAATACACCCTACGCCCGCGCCCCCACTGGGGCCGCCTTTACGATCGGCCACTGGGGCGCGAACCAGACGGGCCCTGGGGATATAGCGCTGGCCGCCGCCTGGTCGCGGGTGTTGTCGGTTTCCGAGCGGACGCAGGCTTACGCATGGGCAAAAGCTCTGGTGGCTACCAAGGGGCTGAGCATTTGATAGCCATGCCGGACCGGACGCGCCGGTAGGGAAACCATCCTGTTAGACGCGCCCGGATGGCGTTCAGCTTATCGTTCTCCATTTTTTTGCCGATCCGACCCGCCTCGAGCGGGCTTTTTTGTGCCCGGAAGGACAACCATGGAAACCAACATCATCGCCCAGCTGGCCGGCCAGTTCGGCGCGACCGGGCTGATCATCGGCTATCTCATCTGGGACCGACGCACGACCGGCAAGGAGCGGATGACCTTCGACCTTGCCCGGCTCGAGGCGGACAAGGCGCTGGCCGCGTCGCTCGCCGCGCTCAAGACCATCATCGAGAAGCTGGTCCCATGACCGCACGACCGATCGATGGCGCGGAACTGCTCGGCGCCGCGGCGTGCGAGCTCGAGCGGGCATGCGCCGCCGCGCTCGGCCTGGTGCGTCGGGCCCCGCGCAAATCGGCACCACGCCGCAAGCCGAGGAGCAAGCCATGACCTATGACCGCGCGAAGCTTCGCCAGGAGTTGATCCGCGACGAGGGGCTGAAGCTCCGCGTCTATCGTTGCAGCGCCGGCAAGCGCACGATCGGCGTCGGCCGCAACCTGGACGACGTCAAGATCCGCCCGTCCGAGTCGAAGGCATTGGGCATCACCACCGCCAGCGCGATCGCGAAGGGCATCACCCGCGACCAGGCGATGGTGCTGCTCGATTCCGACATCGATGCGTGCGAGCGCGACCTGGACGCGAAGCTGCCCTGGTGGCGCGGGCTGGACGATGTTCGCCAGCGGGTGCTGCTCAACATGTGCTTCAACCTGGGCATCGGATTCCCGCCGAAGCCCGGCGCCAAGGGCGAAGGTCTGCGGGCGTTCATGAACACGCTCGCCGCGATCGCGTCGCGTCGTTTCGAGGATGCCGCGCTCGGCATGGAGGCCAGCGCCTGGCACCGCCAGGTCGGCGATCGCGCGCGGCGCCTGGAGGCGATGATGCGCACCGGGCGCGCCTGAATTTCACCACGAAAGGAAAAGGCCCATGAAGATCAAGCTCCCGCTCGGCGCGCTGCTGAAAGACGCGTTGAAGGCCGCCGGCGTCGCATTGCTCAACGCGGCGATCGCCGCGATCGGCAAGCGCAAGGCCTAGCTCCGCAGTCCCCGGATAACGCGCACCCATTGCTCCTCGGTCACGGGGAAGCGATTGGGTGCGGTCGGCACCTGGCCGGAAGGCCGCAGCCGGATCTCGCGCGGTCGACCGCCGCAGCGCAGGCAATACAGGTGGTCGCGCAGCATGTGCAGGCGCTTGTCCCACATGTGGCACATGTACCAGCGCTCCATGCGCGCGGCGTCGATCACAGCGACGTTGCCGCACCCGCACTGGACGCCGAGGTTCAACCCTTTGCGAACAATGTCGCTCAGCGTCTCATATTTCGCGTTCGCGCCCATGCGGGCAGTGAGAACACAATGAGAACGATTCGGGCAACCCGGATAAATGCCGAAGCTGTGGACGGTGGGCGCCGGGGCGTGGCATAGTCGCGCCGCCGACCCGACTTAGCCGTAAGGTTGGCCCGCGGCCGCGGTATCGAACTCCCAGGGCGCCGACTTATGTCGGGTGGCCTGCGGAATGTAAGACCTTCGGGAAATACGCAGGGCGCGTTTCCCCTGGGGTTCACGCGCGGCTAACCGCCCGGCTCTCGGGCGCTTGGCCGCGCGTGAGCTCTCCTGACCCACATTAAATTCTGTGTTCCCGCCCCGGGAGCAGAACCCGTCGATCGCATCGATCAGCGGCAATCCCGCACGGCGTAGCCGACGTGCCTTTCCACAAGGACAGAGCACAATATGGCAGTATCCATCGCGGTTCGACCCGCAGCCGGCTATCTGGGCGGCAAGCGCAATTTGGCGTCGCGCCTCGTCAGCCTGATCGAGACGATCCCCCATCGCACCTATGCCGAGCCGTTCGTGGGCATGGGCGGGGTTTTCCTGCGCCGGCGATCGGCGGCGGCGGCCGAGGCGATCAACGACATCAACGGCGACGTCACCACCTTCTTCCGCGTGCTCCAGGAGCACTATGCCTATTTCATCGACATGCTGCGGTGGCGCGTGGCGAGCCGTGCGGAGTTCCAGCGGCTGCTCGCGATCCCGAGTGAGCGGCTGACGGACCTGCAGCGCGCGGCCCGCTTCCTCTATCTCCAGCGCCTCGCGTTCGGCGGCAAAGTCTCCGGTCGAACCTTCGGCGTGGGCGCCCGATCGCCGGCGCGGTTCGACGTCACCAAGCTGGAGCCGGTCCTCGCGGAAATCCACGAGCGCATTAGCGGGGTGACGATCGAGCAGCTGCCCTATGCCGACTTCATTCGCCGCTATGACGGGCCCGGGACGCTGTTCTATCTCGATCCGCCCTATGCCGGGTGCGAGAGCGACTACGGCGCTGGTGTGTTCGGACCGGAGGACTTCGCCCGCCTGGCCGACCAGCTGGCGGGCATCCGCGGGAGGTTCATCCTGTCGATCAACGATACGCCGGAAATCCGCGCCGCCTTCGCACGCTTTTCGATCGACGATGTCGAGACGACGTACTCCGTGGCGACCGCCGCAACCTGCGGGGGAAAGCGCGTGTCGGAGTTGGTCATCCAGGGCTGAAACTCTGGGGGTATCGGTAGGGGTACGGCGCGCGAAGCGCGCGCGCCGGAACCGCGATATTCTGCCGTTTCCGCTGCGAGCAAGGCGGAGGGGTTGTCCGCCGGGGTGACAGTGGAATCGCGCCGCTGAGTTCGGGTCTCATACCCGATCTTCGTTAAGCAACTGGTCGATCATCGCCCGCCATATCCCGGCAGCATCGGCGGGCGGGTGATTTAAGCAGCCCATGTAACGCATATCCTCGCTCGGATCTCGGACCGAGGCGAGGATGGCCCGCACCAGCGGCCGAACCTTGAAGCTGCCGTCTACCTGCGCGAGCTCACCATTGTCCTCGGTGGTGCATCCGGTGACTTCAGCCTGCCGGTGCAGCTCGTCGATCGCTGCTGCGACCGCTTCGTCCAGCTTCGACATCGCTCGCATTCTCCTTCTCTGTGACAGAGGTTCTATGCTCACCAACGCCGCGGTGAAAGCCGCCGGTGCGCGGTCGCGCGCCTACAAGATCTTCGACGAGCGCGGGCTGCACCTGTTCGTCGCGCCCAACGGGCGAAAATCGTGGCGTATGAAGTTCCGCCTGGACGGGCGCGAGCAGTTGCTGAGCTTCGGCACCTGGCCGGAGCTGTCGCTCGCCGAGGCGCGGACGCGGTGCGACGCGGCGCGGATGCGGCTCGATCGCGGCGAGGATCCGCGCGCGGGCGCCTCCGCGCCAGTCGCGGCGCCGGCGACGTTCGAATCGGTGGCCCGCGACTGGCATGCGCTGCGCGCGCCGCGTTGGTCGACCGTCCATGCCGCCGACGTGCTCGCCAGCCTGGAGCGCGACCTGTTCCCCGCGATCGGCGCGACGCCGATCGGCGCGATCGACGCGCAGCAGCTCCTCGAGCTCATCCAGCGCGTCGAGGCGCGCGGCGCGATCGAGACCGCGCGCCGTCTGCGCCAGCGCGCTGCCGGGATATTCGCCTATGCCCGGCGGAAGAAAATGGTGGCCGAGAATCCCGCCGCCGACCTGGCCGACGACCTCGCGCTGCGGCCGCCGCCGCGCCGGCAGCCGGCGCTGCTCGAGCTCGAGCAGCTGCACGCGCTGATCGCGGCCTGCTCGGGAGCGCGGGCCGGCCCGTTGATCAAGACCGCGCACCTGTTCCTGGCGCTTACCGCGGTTCGCCTTGAGGCGCTGCGCGGTGCGCGCTGGGAGGAGATCGAGGACATCGATGGCGACGCGCCGGTGTGGCGGGTGCCAGCGGCGCGGATGAAGCTCACCCGGGCGAAGAAGGGCGAGGCTGCGTTCGACCACCTGGTGCCGCTGGTGCCGGCGGCGATCACGCTGCTGCGCGCCGCGGCGGGATTTCCGGGCGCGGGGCAGGGGATGCCGTGCCAGGGCCTCATCTTCACCGGCCGCAGCGGGCAACTCCCGATCGGCGAATCGGCGATCGGCGATCTGATCGACCGCGCGGGATTTAGCGGCCAGCACGTGCCGCACGGTTGGCGGGCGTCGTTCTCGACCATCCTGAACGAGCACTTCCCGGTCGAGCGCGATGTGATCGACCAGGCGCTCGGCCACGCGCCGCGCAACAAGGTGGAGGCGGCGTACAACCGCGCGCAGCAGTTGCAGCGCCGGCGCTGGATCTTCGAGCGCTGGGCCGAGCTGGTTATCGCGGCCTAGCGGATCTGCACGACATCGAGCGTGCCCGCCGGCGCGGGCTGAAGCACGTCGGTGCTGGGGGTCGCCGGATCGAGCCAACGGCCCCAGTCCGCGCGGCCGAGCACCACGATCTGGCGGCTGTGATAGGGCGCGACGTCCGGACCAGGCGCCATCGTCAGCATCGTGTACGCCTCGCCCACCTCCGGGTGCGCCCGCCAGATGCCGGCGATCGCGAACCAGGGCTCGGCGCGCATCGTGAACAGCCATTTGCTCTTGGGGCGGCGCTTCGGCGCGCCTTCGACCGGTGGCGGGTCGGTGAATTCGTAGAAGCCGTCGGCAATGATCAGGCAGCGCCCGGAATCGAGCGCGCGTCCTTCTGACCGGAAATTATAGACCGGCTTGCCGGTCGGGCCGGGCCAGCTCCAGCGGCGCACCACCAGCTCGGCGGCAGGATCGCCTCCGGCGGCGGCGCGGACGATCGCGTGGCGATCGGTGATCTTGATGCTTTCGCGCGCGGGAAGGTTGGGCCGGCCCTCGGGAAACCGCAGCGGAATGCGGACTTCCCGGAAGACGTTGTCGATCTCGTCGATCGAGATCAGGCTGCGGTGCTCGTTGCACATGCGCGGACCATGCCGCGTGGCGGCGTCCAAGTCGACAGTTGCAGCGGGCGATGCCGCCCGCGATCTGGCCCGGACCTTGCTCCCTTCCCCACTGGAGAGCACCCGGGGCGGCCACAGCCGCCCCGTCCGGGAAGTCGTGGGGGAGGACTTCCTGGGCTATTCTGCCGATCGGATGGCGGGGAAGAATCTAATCAGCGCATTCGCGCAGCGAATTCCTCATCTCTTTAACCCCTTCTCTGGGGTAGAGCCGGATTTCTTGACTCGCGCTCCACGGCTTTTCCGAGCGAGGCGATTGCGTCGGCCAGTTCTGCGTCCTTGGGGAGCAGGACATCTTCGCCGATCGTCGTGACGGCCTTTGCCAGCCCCTTCAGGCGGCGTCCGATCAAGGCGCGGACGCGCAGCCAGGCGCGCTTCGCCTTGCGCCTGAGCGCCGCGAAATCGACGTAATAGGCGTTTGACGTCTGCGCGCGCTGGGGGCCCGCCTGGCCCTCGCATTCGGGCTTCCGCCTGCTGCGTCGAACCCAGGCGATGAACCCGTGCGCGCGGATGCGCTTGAGCGCGTCGATCACGGTTTGCTTTGAGAGGCCCGCGTCTTCGGCAATCGTCGCGAGTTCCGGGTACAGCTTGCCGGTGGCGGCGTTCATCCGATCGAGCAGCGCGTCGTACACGAGCAGGTCGTTGCCCTGCAGCCGGTCCCAGCCCCGATACCCTTCCTCGCGCTGTTTCGCCCGCAGCTCCTTGAGCGCCAGGCGCAGGCTATCGACGTAGACATGCTTCTGCCGGCGCGTGCCGTCGCCCAAGCGCACCCAGGGTTGGGCGCGGCGATCGTCGACATCGTAGCTGAGCGCGCGGACGGGATCGCCCGTGCCATCGGCACGTGACTTCCGCTTGCTGACCTTGTCGACGATCCCGCTTGCGATCTCTGCGAAGGACCGCGTTGAGCGCGGTTTCTGGTTTTCCGTATGCGACACTTTGTGTTCCCCGCCCTGGGAGAATTCTGGACGCAC